AGTTTTACGGAACTTTATCCACTTGGATCCCAACCCAAAAAGAAGCGGTATCAAGCAAACAACATATGCCGGATAGAGATAACGACGGCGATGATATGCCGTTTTAATAACTAAATAAGAGGGGCAAATATGCCCCTTTTTTTATTCAATTATAATGCGATTTGAAACGAAAAAAGATTTAGATAGAGAAAATAAATCAGCCGATTTTTTGTGCGATACCTTTGGGTTTTCTAAAAGAAAACTTGGAAAAAACGATATTGATTTCGCCATTTATGACAAAGAAAAACTTTTGTTTTATTTGGAAATTAAAGGAAGATTAAAAAACATAGAAGAAGCTTACCCGTTACCAATATCTGTAAAAAAATTAACCAAACTTAAAGACAAAAAATTTCAATCGGTTATTTTATGGGCTTGTAACGACGGAATTATATTTTCAAGAATAGAGAAATTAAAAGGCAATATAAAGATCGGAGGCAGAAAGCCAAGAAACGGATCCTTTAACGATATTGAATTTATGGCGTATTTCTATAAATCTAAAAACTTAAACGAATTTAAATATAAATTGTAATTTCACAAATCCATAAACAATAAACAAATCCAAAATGTTAATAGACTATAACAAAACCACCCAATATCTTGATGATGTAAGATCGGGTAAAATTAAAGAGGGCCTAAGATTAGGGGTGCCGGAAATCGATCTTTACTTTCGTTTTAAACCCGGTAATTTTAACGTCATATTAGGCCACGCAAACGTTGGTAAAACAACCGTGATATTATATTTAATGCTTTTATACGCTAAAAGACATAACCTAAAATGGCTTATATTTTCAAGTGAGAATGAGCCTTATTCAATCGTTCGAAAGCTGATCGAATTTTTGGATCAAAACCCGATTAATAAAGTTAAAGAAGCTGATTATCAAAAGCATTTATCTTACATAAACGATACTTTTAAAATTGTAGATCCCGGAACGCTACATACTTATAGAAGCTTGTTAGATCTTGGGAAAGCCGTAAAAGACGCTTGGAGTTATGACGGAATGCTAATCGATCCTTACAATAGTTTAATAAAGGATCAAGAACTTATGAAAGGTGTAGGAGGGCACGAATACGATTATCAAGCAACAACCGAAATAAGGCTATTTTGTAAAAAAAATAACGTTTCAGTTTGGCTAAATACCCACGCAAATACAACGGCCTTAAGAATAAAGCACCCAATGGGCCACGATTACGTTGGGCACCCGATCCCACCATTGGCGAGTGATGTTGAGGGTGGTGGTAAATTCGTAAACCGGGCTGACGATTTCTTGGTTATTCATCGATACTTACAACACCCAACAGATTGGATAAATAGTTTGCTTCACGTTAGAAAGGTTAAAGAAGTTGAAACCGGTGGTAGGCCTACACCAATAGACGATCCTATCAAGCTGACAAGCATACCGAATAACGTTGGATTTATGATAAATAATAAAGAATTGTTAGAGAAGCCTATAAGGGAAGAATTTAAACCACTAATATAAATGAGCATAAAAAAGAAACAAACGGCAGTACAACGCTTAAAACGGCTTGAGAAAGCGGTTGGGGAACTTTATATTATGATCCACCACCTTTCAAAAAAAATTGATGAATTTGTAGAAGATCCTAAAACCGAGCAAAATGAATTATAACGGCTTTGCAATACAACACGTTTGGATCAAGGGCCTTATGTTAGGTGTATTATATTACGATCCTTATATGGAAGTTACAAACGGAAATATTTCTATTGAAGAATACGATCCGGAAGATTATTACCAAGTGGTAGATTTTTGTTTTATATTTTTTGCTATCAAAATTACAGTATGGTAAACGTACTTGAAATAATAGCTTCTCAGCATAACAAATGGGTGAACGTTGTTCGATCTTTTGGTATGTTTAATTACCCCGAGGATATTGTTCAAAATATGTATTTAAAGATCCACAAATGGGGTGGTAAATATGATAATTCGATTATGTATAATGAAACCGAAATAAACGAGTATTTTATTTTTAAGGTTTTACGAAACTTATTTTTAGATTATCACAAAACAAAAAAAGCAATAAGCATAGATACGTTTTATGAGCCGTCTATATCAGACATATCAAAATATATTTCAAAATACGAGTATAAAGAAAGGTTAGGGATCGTGGAAGATGAGATAAAAACTTGGCACGTTTACGATCAAAAAATATATGAATTGATCTTCTTAGAAAACAAATCAATGTTAGAATTATCTAAGCAAACCGGGATCGATTATTATTCAATTTATAGATCAGTCAAAAAAATTAAAAAAATATTAATATCGAAATTATGAAACTTGGGGATTTAGTACACACGATTACAAAGTACACCGGGATAAGGTGGCTTGTTAAAAAAATTACAAAGATATACGGAATTGAGGATTGCGGTTGTGATCGTCGCCGAGAAGAATGGAACGAAATAAAAATTGATAGACTTGACAAATGGATAAAATAGACAAAATTGATTGGTATAAATTTAGGGCCAATACGAAGCCGAGCTTAAAAAAAGATGAATTTAATTTGGTTTGCCTTTTACACGCAAAATATTTTAAGCACAAATTTTACAAACCGTGTACGTGTAACCCCCGTACAATAAAAACTTGGATTGCTCAATTAAACGATTTGTATGAAAAAGATAACGGCGACGAATAAATTTGAAAAAGCTTTTGTAGGATTTTTAAACACTTTCGATGATTGGGAATTGGAATGGGTTGGGGATCAGAATTTATGTTATGACGCGATCGGCAAAACGCCGAAAGGAAATGATTGTGTTATAGAAATGAAATTCAGAAAGAAATACTATGATACCAAAATGCTTGAAAAAGCTAAATACGAAAGCCTTATGGCCGTTCCGGATTGCGTGAAGATTTATTTCGTTTCCGATCCTAAAGGTAGTTATTGGTTTTGGTTAGATAAACTAACCGAAATGAATGTTATAAATAAAAAATGCCCGGCTACATCATATTGGGGAAAGGGCCGGATCAATAAGGAGGTTTATTTATTGGAAGAAAGTGAAGCTTCAATCGTAAATTATGTAACAGAAGATCAACCCCCGAGTGTTTGGCAAAGTTATTTTGACAAGAGAGAAACAAAATAGTTATCAAATTTTTTTGATAATTGATATATTAGTTATAATTTAGCGGTATAAACAATAAATCTTAAAATTTTTAATTATGAATTATCCAACTTTATTTGAATTACTTAAGCCCGAACACTTAGCAAAATACGAGAAATCGAAATTAGAATATCCGACGATTGCGGAAAACTTATTTTCGGCTTTAACAGAAAAATATTTTGTAGGCCAACTAACTTTAAACGATTGTACTAATATCTGTTGTTGTTGTGGTGTATCTTATTTGTTTAATTTTACCACGATCCACGAATTATTCCGCACGTATAAACTTGAGAAAGGCGAAGCGATAATCGATGAATAGTAAAATCAATACGTTAAAGGATCTCGAATATTTCGGGGCCTTTACATATTGCGCCGAAATGGTGCTAAAATGGGAGAAGCTTAAACCGGATAACCCCGAGATTAAAGAGTTTGCCCGATCGATAGCAGTTGTGTTTTTTTATGTAAATCAAATACAATCTGATCGTATGCATTATGACAATGCAATAAGCGAATATAGAGCTGATAAAAACCGGGCCGTATTAAGGGCCCGTAAATCAGAAGCGGAGGTTAAGAAACTAACCGAAGAATTAAATAAACTTAAAAAATTAACAAATCTAAATTTATGAAAATTATTAAACAATTACCAACCGGTTTGTGGTGTTGCATTGATGGCAAGGGCCGTGTATCGGTTTACACCGACGAAGAACACCAATCCATAACACACAAGATATGGTTTAAATCTATGATAAATAAATACTTTAGCGATGAACGTAAATAGCCTATACTACGTAATAGAAACGTATTTAAACGGAAACAAAGGCCACGCAAGAGGTTATATCAATAAGATCAATTATAGCGGACGTCAAATAGTGGGCGCTTGTGATCTATACGGAATGAAACCGGCCTTAGAAATTTTAACCCAATTAGGGGTGGATCGATTATATTTAGAAAATGCCTTCCACGATTACGAAAGAGAAAATTTAGAGGAAGCGAAAACAATAATAAACAATTATAAACTTAAAAATTAACAAAATGAATATTCAATTATTAGACGGCTCAAAAGAGCCACAAAAAGATTTGTTGGCAAAAATGTACGACGATCATTATTATTACGGAGAATTAAACCGAAAGGCCTTAAGCAGTAGCAGTATAAAATTGCTTGTTGATAGCCCGAAGAAATATTACTTTGTTCAAAAATACGGATCCGGGGAAAGCCAAGGAATGCGCGACGGAAGATTATTACATACTTTAGTTTTAGAGCCGGAGAAATTCGAGCAATTTAATTTTGTAGAGGTTGCAAGTAAAAATTCAAAAGCTTATAAAGAAGCCAAGGCCGAACACGGGGTGGTTTATACATCAAAGGAAAGATCCGATGCAGAACGATTAGCTGACGCGTTATTAAGAAACGAGAAAGCGAAAGGAATATTAACCGGGGCCGAGTTTGAAGTGCCTATTATCGGACATATCAAAGGCCACGCGTTTAGGGGTAAAGCCGATATTGTAACACAAAATGGTGGTATTTGCGATATCAAAACAACAACCGATATAAAAGCGTTTAAATATAGCGCCAACAAATACGGGTATGATTTACAATGTTATATCTATTGCCAATTATTCGGGATCGATTTTAGAGATTTTCAATTTCTTGTACTTGATAAAGCAAGTTTAGACATAGGTGTTTTCGATGTATCGGAAGAATTTTACCTAAGGGGTAAACATAAAACCGAAATGGGGATCAAACGATACGAAGAATGGTTTATGGATAAAGGGGCCGATTTAGATAACTATTACATAGAAGATATTTTATAGATGAAACAACTAATAGAAGTAGCCCAAAAGATCAACCGATTGGCTGAATTAGATATATTTAATAACACAAGGAAACGGGAGTATATTGAGGCCCGTTCCTTGTTTTGTCTAATTGCCTACCGATATTGTAGTGCAAATTATTCACGAATAGCTGAATTTTTAATAGCAAATGGGAAATCAAGCGATCATTCGACAATATTGCATTCAATAAAGAATTATGAAATTTATAAAATCTATAATAAAAATCTTGACATTTGGTTGGAAGACGTTATTGAGAATTTACAAAACCTTGAAAGTAATCAAAAGGTACAATTAGTAACGCATAAAATAAAGCAACTAACCGATCCCGGTTTAGATCTAATAAACGAATACGTTTCACAGATCCACCAAACAAAAGAATATCAAAAATAAAATACTTAATAAAAATCGTTATACAAATATGAAAACACAAAAAATTTCAATCCGTAAAGTAAAAACAAATCCACAAAACCCGAGGATAATAAAAGATTACAAATTTAAGAAGCTTGTCAATAGTATTCAGCAGTTTCCTAAGATGCTCGAAATAAGGCCTATTGTTGTTAATTCTGATATGATTGTCTTGGGTGGTAATATGCGATTAAAAGCTTCAGAAGAAGCCGGGTTAAAAGAAGTTTGGGTAACGCAAGTTGACGATCTAACACCCGAGCAACAACAAGAGTTTATCATAAAAGATAATTCAAGCTTTGGGGAATGGGATTGGGATATACTTGCAAACGAATGGAATGTAGAGGATCTTAAAACTTGGGGCCTTGATGTACCGAAATGGGAAGACGTTTCTTTTGATACCGAAATTGAAGATACCGGCGAATATGATTATCCGGAAGATAGCGTAAAAGGATCTCACGTGAAAATGGTACAATTATTTCTTGATACAGATACTGAGCCTAATTTTAGAAAGTGGGAAGAATTTCTCAGAACGATCTTCAAGACAGATAACCTAACAGACACGATCTATAAAGCGATTGAAAAAATGTATAACGATGAAAACAAAAGTTAAAGAGCATAAATTAACCCCGAGGTTAACGGACGAAGAAACCCGTAAATTAGCCGGAACTTTATTAGATGAAACCGACTACAATTTATTGGTTACTTATGATGCTGATATTTATTGCGCTGAAACCGGCCAATGTATTGCTAAGTTTAGGAAAAAAGTTATCCCGGGTAATATAGCGAAAGATGCATTCGAAAACCTAAAAGGCGCTTCAACACCTACAAACAACAGACCATTTTCCGGTGGCGAGTTTGATGACAAAGGGCACACAACCCATTACCGGGTAAAGAAAGACGGCACCCGGTCACAAACCAACCAAGCCTTGACAAGTGTAAATTCCGGTATAATCGGTTATTTCGATCGGAACGCAAGATTTCCATATTGCAGACAAACGGCCTTTAATGAAAAACAATTTAGCAAGTTTAAAAAAGCCTATCCAATAATTAACTTTGTTGATAAAGCTTACGCGAAGCTGATGCCAAAACATTATGCATTGCAAAGGGCCGAAGCTGATAAAACGAATAAAGATTTTGTTATTAAAAATACGGCCTTTACAACCGTGACCGTTAATTCAAATTGGCAAACGGCCTTACATACCGACGCCGGTGATTTTGAAAAAGGTTTTGGTAACCTTGTTGCTTTAAGATCCGGGCGTTATACCGGAGGTTATTTCGTTGTTCCTAAATGGGGTGTTGCTTTCGATCTTCAACAATGCGATCTTCTGTTAGTTGATGTACACCAATTCCACGGCAACACGCCAATAAACAAAATAGATGAAGATGCAAAAAGGGTAAGCCTTGTAATGTATTATCGTAAAAATATGATTAGTTGTGGATCGGCAGAAGAAGAAATGAATATAGTTAAACGCCGACAAAAGGGCACTCACTTAAATTAATGGATTTATCATTTAGAGATTTCTCAGAAAATATTATTCAATCGGGTGACATAGATCCGGATTACATTTTGATCCGAGAAAAATGTGAGGAACTTGGTTGGGATAAAAAACAAATGTTTAATTGGATCTTACATAAACTTGTGATCTACGATAGTTATTCCGAATTGGAAGTTATCCTAAAAAAGAAAAACATATTTGATGTTAAGTACGGAACGGAACGCCGTAAGTCAAAACGCTTTGCGCAAGATTATTTAAACAATATTCAAAAGGCCTTTATATTTACCGACGTGGAGAAGTTTTTCAGCCGTGACGGAAAGGTTGTTTTCAATCAAATAAAAACAATCAAAGGTTTTGGATCTTGGGCAAGTTGGAAATTTATGGATCTAATGAGTTGTTGTTACGGGCTTGACGTTGATTTTAATGGGATCGACTTTCGTGAAGCTTATACGTTTCCGCTAAAGGGCCTATTGATGATCCACGGGTACCCGGAAGATGTAAAGTTACTCAAAGATACGAAGCTTTATAATAAACTAATTACAAGCACCCACGATATGTTAAGCGGTTTAGAAGATCTAAAAGCACCACACAATAACAACAAAGGTTTAAGGATACAAGAAGTTGAAACCTTGCTATGTAAATACCACTCTTATAAACACAATAAATATAAACCGGGCCAAGATCTTATTCACTTGGCGAAACGTGGTAAGGAATGTATAATATAGTTGGGGCCGGGCTTTGTGGGAGTATGTTAGCTAAAGAGTTTGATAACCTCGGTATTGAATATCGGATCTTTGACGCAAAATTACCATTTAGCGCTTCAATTATTTCAGAGAATTTATTTAGCGATACTTGGCTGAAAGACGTTTCCTACATAAAACAATCCTTAGATTTCATTCACGACAATTACGAGGTTGAAAAGAGATTATTTGTTGGGCCAACAACCCAAAAAGAATTATATCATTTACCGATACCAAATGTGTTGAGGTTTGATTATATCCAAGAAGAAGTTTTAGAAGCCACAAAAGAGGGTGTTAGAACGGCTAACGGGTTTTATAAGGGCCGGAATATCATTTGCGCCGGTTTCCTCGCTAAAAAGCTATTTAAATTGCCTTATTTAGATGCATTGACCGGTCACGGGTTTTATATCAAGAAGCGAATAATAAAAGATTACATAAATACATACCGGCCTTATACTCACGAGAAGATAATGAATTGGCACGATGGATTGATTTGGTACGGAGATAGCACCGCGATACGCCACAACAATTATATGAAAAAAAGAAAGGATTATATTCAACGAAGCTTAGAAAGGCTAAAAGGCCACGGCCTTGAATATGAGAAGATCGTTTATGGATCCCGGCCAATGAATATTAAAAATCCTAAAGAGGGGTTGTTAGTAAAGATTAATGAAAACAATATTATAATCAATGGCGGTTGGAAAGACGGGTTGGTTATTTATCCATACCTAATAAAAAAACTACACAAATGGCTAAAGTAATTGCGATAGGCGGTGTTCCGGCAACCGGGAAAACAAGTATGATGCGAGAAATCATAAAACACCATATGCCTTTAACAACATTTAAATACAAATTGGTAAGGGGTTTGTACAATAGAAAAACAAACGTTTATATTATAGGGATCTATGACAATTCGTTATTTAGCGGAACGGATAAATTAAGTATGGCGGTACAACCGGATTTTATCAAGCTTGTACAAATGGAGCCACGCGGTACATTTATATTTGAGGGAGATCGATTATTCAATCGAAGCTTATTTCAAAAAGTAGATTGCGAGATTTTTGTTTTAGATGCTGATGAAGATCTAATTCATAAAAGACATATTGACCGGGAAGATACCCAAACCGATCAATTCAAAAAATCTAAACGAACAAAGATCCAAAATATATTGGTAAGCCATAAGGTTACGATCCTAACAAATAACACAAAAGAAGAAGCGCAAGAAAACTTAAAAACAATATTAAACGAGATAGAAAAATGAACAAAACCGAACACACTAAAAAGGCGTTATTACAAGCGCTTGAAAAATCATTAGGCGTTGTAACCTCGGCGTGTAGAAAAATAGGCGTGGGCCGTACTACATATTATGATTGGTATAATTCCGATCCGGAGTTTAAGAAGAAAGTTGACGATCTACAAAACGTTGCTTTGGATATGGCAGAAAGCCAATTACACAAACAGATCCTTGGCGATAGTACAACGGCCACTATATTTTACCTAAAGACAAAAGGAAAGAATAGGGGCTATGTTGAAAGAACGGAACATACCGGGATTGAGGGCACAAAATTATTTGAAATAGAAATTGTAAAAAGAAGTGACGAAGAAGATTAAAACAAATATCGTTTACGAGCACTTACAAAATAGCGATAAAAAGATCGTTGTTGAACAAGGCGGTACAAGATCCGGTAAAACGTATAACGTGCTTTTATGGATCCTTGGCGATTATTGTAACAACAATACGGATAAAACAATTACGATCGTTAGGAAAACGTTTCCGGCCGTAAGGGGTACCGTGATGCGTGATTTCTTTGACATACTTAAAACATACGGCCTTTATTACGAGGAACTACATTCTAAATCAACACACGAATATAACCTAAACGGAAACCGGATTGAGTTTATTTCTTTAGATCAGCCAACTAAAATACGGGGCCGAAAAAGAGATCTATTATTTATTAATGAAGCTAACGAACTTAACTTTGAAGATTGGCAACAACTAATATTTAGAACAACCGAAAGGGTAATTATTGATTTCAACCCGTCGGAAGAATTTCATTGGATCTACGATAAGGTGCTTACCCGTGATGATGTTGATTTCTTCCAAACCACTTATAAGGATAACCCGTTTTTAAGCCAAGTGATAGTCGATGAGATCGAAAGGCTAAAAGATATTGACGAAAACTATTGGCGTGTTTACGGCCTTGGGGAAAGGGGTAAAAGTAGATCCCTTGTTTATAATTTTGGAACAATAAAAGAGATCCCGGAGGGTGCAAAGCTTATTGGCAAGGGGCTTGATTTCGGCTACTCTAATGATAGCACGGCACTTGTTGAAACGTTTATACTCGGCGACAATATGTATGTCAGAGAATTGTTATATCGAACGGGAATGACAAATCAAGATATTGCAAAAGAATTTGAAAGGATCGGAATTGACCGGCGTGATGAAATTTGGTGTGATAGCGCCGAGCCAAAGTCAATCGAAGAAATACACCGAATGGGTTGGAACGTAAAGCCTACTCAAAAAGGGGCTATCAATATTGGGATCGATATGGTGCGGAGGTATAAATTAATAGCAACAGACGGATCCATAAACATTATAAAGGAATTAAGAAATTACAAATACATAGAAGACAAGAACGGCCAATTAACAAACAAGCCGATCGATGCTTTCAATCATACATTAGATGCGCTTAGATATTCAATAGTCAATCGCTTAGGCCGACCAAACTACGGATCCTATGCTATTAGGTAAATTTAATCGTTTACATTATCTCTTTTTTGTAAACTAAAACGTTTACTATTCACTTTTAGATATAACTATAAGGGTAATAAATACCCGTGTAACACCAATAAAGGTAAAATAAATAAAAAAAACTTATCAAATAATTTTGATAACTAATAAAAAGTTGTAATTTAGCCTCGTCGAAAGGATAAAAGGATATAAGCCAAACGATCCGACCTAATGCGAAAGTAGCAGTTTAAGAAATCAAATCTTCCTTTTGACATTTTTATAAACAATAAATCCAATATTATGACAAATTTAGAGCTTCAAGAATTGTGTGCAAGAGAAAACGTTAAATTTACAAAACCTCAACGCGCAATCGTCGTTAAACTTTTACAAGGTGCAAAACTAACCGTGGTTAATTCGCATAGAATGTCCGGTGGCGAGTTTATGTGGGTTGATTATCCCGGGGCCTATCCAAGCTATGCCGGAAAGGTTTACAAAGCCTTTTTTAATATCTTCTACCAAATCAAAAAGCAAACCGGTGTGGTTGTAAACCCAAGCGATTTTCAAACTAAAATATCTTAATTATGCGTGTACCATTTAAGATCTTTAAAAACGAGATCCAAGAACTAACGTATGCAAACCGGGTTTATCAGCGCCGGGAACTTTATACGGCTTCCGTGTACGATTGGGCCGAGGTTACCCTACACCGATACCACGACAAATACGGAACAATAAGCCCGACAATTTTAAAAGAATTAATAAAATAGTTATAAACTTTTTTTGATAAGTAAAAATAAAGTTGTAACTTGCGGTTAATATTAACAATAAAATCTTAAATTATGTTATCAAACAATTCAGAGTACAAGGAAAGACAATCGGATTTTTTAGCGTGTATGTTAGAGGATATCGAAAAAGAGGTTGGATCCGTTTTAATCGGCGAAGATACCCCCGAGCATTTTTTGGCGAAGCTAAAGAACTTAAAGCTAACGTTAGAATTATACGCCCGTGATGTAAAATATCAAATCGATTACGAAGATTTCAACGAATTATCTAACTAACAAATCCGGGGCTTTCGGGCCCCTTTTAAATCTTAAACAATATGAAAATCAATCTTAGAAATATGCGAAGCCCAAAGGGTAACGATGTACCAAACCAATTTATAATAGGATCGGCCGACGGCCAATATTTTCAATCCTATAAAACCGTGATAGCGCACAAGGATAATAACGGCAATATCTTTTTAGATAAAAAGGCTTGGGATTATAGCCGTACAACAAGCCGGTACCGAAACCAATTTTTAGGCGAAACAACCGAGCAATGTAAATATCAAATAGAGATCGGTAATTATAAACTTGTAAATCTAAACTAATGGCAGAGAAAGAAAGTTTTTATATTGGCCAAACTGATACGATTTGGGGTGGCGATTGCGGAGAAGTTTATATTGCAGACGGCGAAAAAGTTTTAGTGTATTATGCTAAACAACTTTTAGACGATCTTCCAAGCCTTTATGAATTTGCCTTACGGGAAGTAAAAAGCGAAGAAGAATACAAGCGTAAAAAGTGGCTTGATTTTGCTAACAAAATAAAAGAAGATTATAAGAAAGATGAATAACGAAATAATCGTTGTTGGTAATGGTGGCTCGATCCTTGGTAAAAACAAGGGCCGGGCCATTGACAATTATAACGAGGTTGTAAGATTTAATAATTACCGGATCCAAGGGCACCAAGACGATGTTGGCACCAAAACTACAATTTGGTTTACTTGTAATTGTAACCCGGCAAAGGTTGATTGCGATTATAAAGAGATCTATTTTCATTCTTGGGAATGGGATCGTAATAAATGCGATTGTTATAACACGATCAAAGAACGCCACCCTAAGCTCAAACAAACACGTAAGAAGCACGTTGAGTACCTAAAGAGGGTAATACCCCAATATCCGCATAAAGGTTTCTCTACGGGCCTTATATCAATTATAATACTTTTAAAACAATATAAACAATTAGATCTAATCGGTTTTGATTGGGGCCTTGGATCGGATCGGCACCACTACGGAGATAATGAGCCCCGGGGAACGTTACACCAACCGGATTTAGAACACGAATACATAATGCAATTACACCGATCGGGTAAAATAAACTTTCTTTAATTAAAAATAAATACAAAAAATCGTTAATATAATATGAAGATGAAATTCTCAGTACCAAATAAGCTATCTGAAATAACTTTAGGACAATATCAAAAGTATTTAAAGCTATTAGAAGATAACCCCGACGAGGGCCTAAACACAACATTTGTTAAATCTAAAATGTTAGAGATCTTCTGCAATATTCCGTTTGTTGATTTGCATCAAATTAAAATAAAAGATATAGACGAAACCGTGCAAATTATATTTAATGCGCTTGAAAGCGATCCACCATTACCGGGTACATTCAAAATGGGAGATCTTGAATTTGGGTTTATCCCTAAGCTTGACGATATGACATTTGGAGAATATGTTGATCTTGATACTTATATTGGAGATTGGAAGCAAATGCAAAAAGCTATGGCGGTTTTATATCGGCCGGTTAAAGCTAAAAAGAAAGGCAAATATTTAATTGAAAAATACCGGGGTGATAACTTCCACGACATTATGATAAATATGCCACTTGACGCCGTGTTCGGATCGATAGTTTTTTTTTATCATTTAGGGATCGATTGTTCGAAAGGTATGATGAATTATTTGGAGGATCAATCGAACAACACGGAATTAGGCAAGGCTTTGGATCAAAGTGGGGTTGGTATCAATCAGTATACGCACTTGCTAAAGGGGATATTAGACGATTTAAAAGTATCACTAAACTAAACGTAAACGAATGCTTAACGATGTTAACTTTTTTGAAAGATAAAGCCGAGGTTGAAAGCAAATTAATAAAACAAAACTTTAAATAAATGCCAAATTTTAACTTAGACGAAAACGCCGGATCCATTGCTTATCATAGGGTGCTTGATGCTTGTGCCGTAAAGCTACAAGCGATGAGTTATGTTAATAACGTGACAACGGGAGATCTTTTTGAAATAGATCTAAACAAACGAACTATATTTCCGTTGGTGCATATGATTGTTAATAGCGTGAATATGGGTGGGGATAGCGGAACGCTAACTTTCAATATTACTTTTATGGCTATGGATATTGTAAACGAATTTAAAGGCCAAGATACGATTGATAAGCCTTTATTAATGGGTGAAGATAATGAGCAATTTGTTTTAAACAATACGCTGACCGTATTAAATAAGCTTAATGAATTTTTATACAGAGGAAGCTTACACGACAACAATTTTGAAATTAAAACGGCCGGATCTTGTCAGCCATTTTTTGATCGCTTTGAAAACCGATTAGCCGGTTGGAGTTATACGGCTGATATTTATGTTACTAATAACCTTGATATTTGTAGTAGTTTATAATGGCAAGAAAAAAACCCAAATACCCAAGAACTTTAAAATACTTAAGGCAATATAAAGCCGAGGTTGTTGCGGAAATGAAAAAGAATTTAGAGAAAGTAAATGCCTCGGGTAAATTATCCGATAGCATAAAAGCTTCACGAACGTCTATTGTAGATGATAATATAAATTGGTATATCGAAATGGAAGATTATGCCAAGTTTGTGGATCAAGGGGTAAAGGGTGCCGATCCAAATGGGATCTATAAAAACAACGATCAAAAACAAGGAGTACAACGGGCCCCAAATAGCCCGTATTCTTATAAAACAAAAATGCCACCACCAAGCGCGTTGGATAATTGGGGAGTAAGACGGGGTATAGCGCCAAGGGATAGCAAAGGAAGATTTGTTCCGAGAAGATCGCTAAATTTCGCAATGGCTAAAAGTATATTTCATCAAGGTTTAAAGCCTACATATTTTCTAACGAAAACCTATTCAAAATATTTGACACCCGAATTTGAAACCGAACTAATGCTAAACTATTCAAGAGATATTGAAGATCAATTTAAATAACCTATGTCACTAACAACAATAAAGCTAAGAAGCCCGTACTATATTAAAACAACACCAACCGCCAATACGCATTATGTTGCTATTGGATTGAGATTTTGGCAAGGGCCTATTAGCCCGATCCCGGGCACATACGATTACAACCTAACAAAGTTTTCTGTTGATAATCAAGATTTCGTTATTTTCGAAATTGCAAGTTTGGCAAGGGATTATTTGAAAGTTAAATACTCGGGAACAAATACAGAAGATCTTGCCGTTTGGATGCGGTATGATTATACGGCTTTTGATGATACCGGGGCCCAACTTTATAGCTTTGGCGAAACATTAATTGGATCCGACGGGTACACCGAATTTGAGGATAATCTAAATTACTTGCCAAGCTTACAAGACGTTTTAATAACAAATCGTTGCTTACAAATACCGGTTGATGAACGAACTTGTATTCCGGTAAACGGATTTAATACCACGGCCGTAAAGTTTTATTCCGACGGGGTTTTAGTAAAAAATCAAGGGGTTGTATTTAATCAAAATACATCAAACGGGATCTTAAATATTTGCTATGAAGTTTTAGCTGATGATTATTATAACCGCGTAAATTCTTTAAGTGGTGGATCTTCAATAAGATCTATTTGTGTTGATAGCTTTTATGGTAGCACCGATTATGGCGATGTAGATACGATCGTTGTTGATAATCAAGATCCAACAATTTCAACTACAATATCAGTAACCCGTACAAGGGAATGTAAATACCCGATCCATAAATTATCATTTGTGAATAAATACGGGGCCGTGCAAGATCTGTTTATGTTTAAGAATAGCAAACAACAATTAAAGGTATCGGATAAAACGTTCAAAAGAAATCTACTAACGGAAAGCACTTTTAGTTATGATACGACAGAACACCAAAAACGAACGATCCTAAAACAAGGTAATAAATCAATCGTTTTAAATAGCGGTTTTGTTAATGAATGTTTAAATCCGGCGTTTGAAGAATTGTTCCTTTCCGAACAAGTATGGCTTACAGACGATATGAGCCAAATAAGGCCCGTCTATTTGTCTGACAAATCATTTAAGTATAAAACCCACTTGAACGAAAAACAAATCAACTACACGCTTAATTTTGAATTTGCTTACGATCAAATAAATAACATTAGATAAATGCAAGAATTAATATTGTATATCAAAGAGGGTTTAGACGCTTCTGATAAATATGTCAAGGTGGATCTATATTCTGATGAGGTTGTAAATTTAACGGCCAAGATCCAAGACGTTAAAAATATTGAGAAGATCTTCACGGATTTTACAAAACCATTTACGCTTCCGGCTTCAAAAAAGAATAACAAATTATTTAAGCATTGGTACAACCCGGATATAAACGGCTTTAATTCTAATTACAAACCCGATGCGCTGATTGAGTTAAATTACCAACCATTTAGGAAAGGGGTAATAAAACTAAACGATGTTAAACTAAAAAACGGAAAGCCCGAATTTTATTCTATAACTTTTACCGGCAACACGGTCAATTTAAAAACCTTTTTAAGAGAAGAACAATTAGAAAGCCTAAGTTGGTTAGATAATTTCAGCCAAGTGGCAAGTGCCGGTGGCGTTTTAGCATCGCTTAAACAAGGGAATAGTGTTACCGTGGACGGGGTTTTATACGATAAAGCGGTTGCAATTCCTTTAGTAACCCATACGCAAAGATTTATATTTAATAATACATTATATTTAAACAACCCGTCAAATATTGCTTGGAATACAATTGGATCCGATCCCACGGTAGATAGCCGAGGTATATTTCCGGAAGACGTTAAGTATGCTATAAAGGTTTTTGTGATCTTAAAAGCTATTGAAAAACGATTTAGCACGGCCAACGGGTTTAGGAAGAATATTGTATTTAGTCAAGACTTTTTTTACGCTACAAATCCGGCTATTGAGAAGCTTTATTTATGGTGTCATAGACGAAAGGGTAAAGCGATCGGCCCGGGTACAAGAGAATTAACCGGTTTTGCAGAAACTTGTACAAATATTATTGGTGGATCTTGTAATGAGATCACAAACCCAACCGGAAATTGGGCTTTTGGTAATTGGTCTTATGCACAAGGTAACTTGTTTTGGTCGCCATTACAATCCACGGAGATTGTCACGTTTAAAACAAAGATTATCCCGGGTGGAAACTTTACAAGCACTTTATACGATCTTTCAATTTTAGAAGATTTCAATAGCGGAACACCCATTGCATTATCAGCATCGACAAACTTAACCGGGGTAAACGAAATTAGCGTAACGTATAATAACTTTGGGGCCGGTAATACATTTAGCGTTTTTGACGCTTATAATATTTACGGTAACGTTTCTTCATTAAGCGATTTTGAATTTCAAATGCAAACTACGATCGAATGGCAAAAAGAAGATCAATTTGGAATACCAAGAAATTATGCTTCTGCATTTCCGTCGGTACAAGTAAATATAGATCTATTATCAGACTTTATACCAACCGATCAAGTACCTAAGATCAAGGTAATTGAATTTTTAACCGGGTTGTTTAGAATGTTTAATTTGACGGCCTATGTTGATGATTTTAGCGATGAAATAATTATACAACCATTAGATGAATTTTACGCTTCAAGCACAAAAACTTTCGATCTAACCGATTTAGTAAATTCAAGCGATCATCAAGTAAATGAGGCTTTACCTTTTACGGATATTGAGTTTAAATATAAAGATCCAAAGAGTATTTTAGCAACCGAATTTAATGAAATAAATAACCGGAAATACGGACACCTTGGTTATTCTGCATCAGCTACAAAGGAACAAAAATACAATATAGAATTACCTTTTGAGAATATGTTATTCGAAAGATTAAGCGGTGCAAGTAGCGGAGGTTTTACAGATATTCAACAAGGAACTTATATTACAGACGATCAAAATCCGGCTTTTGGATCACCGATTTTATTTTATATTCATCAAGTAGATATTACAAACGACAAAATAAATTTTGTTAGATCCTTTAGGCCACCCGAGGGTGAGCCGGTTACACCGGGAACAAACGACGCAATGGATAAAGTAATGGTACCGAGTAACGCAAGTGAAATAGGTACACCAACGGTAGCCCCGGCGTTTAATATAAATTTTGGATCTGAAATAAATAGTTACACTTTTACCGATTATAGCGGTAACAATAATTCTTTGTTTGATAAGTTTTACATAAACTACATACGATCTGTTTTCGATCCAAGAAATAGGTTATTCAAATTTAAGGCTCAATTACCTTTAAATTTTTTATTAAAGTTTAAATTACAAGACAAGGTTTTAGTAAGGGATCGTGAATTTCATATTAATTCTATAAACGCTAATTTACAAACCGGACAATCAACCATTGAACTTATAAATCTCTTTGATCTTGACATTAATAATGCGATCCCGGTAACGACAACAACCACGACGACGACAACCTCGACAACAACGACGACAACCTCAACAACAACAACAACGTTACCACCTACATTTAATTATAGGATAATAGAGTTAGATGCGAATTGTAACCAAACGGGAAGCCCAATACCTTTGCAAAGTAATTCTGCACTTACAATTGGTCAAATAATTTCATTAAATGAACTCGGAGGTTGTTGGGAAGTTTTACAACCAACCGGTGCAACGGGCACGGTCACAATAGCGCAAGAATTTAATGATTGTGTTACTTGTCAAGGAAGCGTTACAACAACAACGACAACCGAGGCCCCGAAATATTATTACCTTGCAGAAGATTGTGTTACAAAAACGAATTATATTGTTTGGAGTAATACTACAACAGAAATCGGTGAGATAATTTCTTTTGATTTAAATGGTGTAGAAACTTGCGCAACAATTATAGCAAATAGCACGATACAAACACCGAATTATTATTTTGATACAACGGGCTTTGCAGACTGTAATGATTGTTTAGGGATCACGACAACGACAATACCACCCACAACCACGGTATGTATAAGCGGATC